TGGCTAGGGCCTTCTTGCCGGCGTCTCCGAGCGTGTCGGTGGCGTCGCCCGTCGCGGGCTCCCCACTGGTCTGCTCGGTGGCCTCGGCCGGCTCTGTGGCCTCGTTGGCGGTCTTGTCCATTGGGTTCTCCCTCGGTGATTGGTGCCATCGCGGCACGACAAAGCCCCCACCATCGCGGCAGGGGCTCGGTAGGTGTTGGGTCACTCGGCGGGGGAAACCCCGTCAGTGAAAGACTCAGGGGCGACGCGGCGCATCTCGGCGGCGATCGCCTTGTCGTCGACGGCGGCCCCAGACGCCTTCACGGCCGCCCTGGCCTTGTCATAGGTGGCACGCAGAGCCTTCGGGTCATAGCCATGGATGTTGGCCGCCTGGCCCTTCCATAACGGCGTCGGGACGCACGAGCAGTGATCGTGGTAGGCGTGCCCCTGCCCGGCCGTCGTGGCACTGGCGTAGACAAAACCACGGGAGGCGAGCATGCTGCACCAGGCGCAGCAGCCGCCAGGGCCGGGCACGCGCGCCCACCGAGGGCGGGCAGGGTCGACGGCGACGTTCCGGTGCACCGTGTCCTTCCCCTGCTGCCCAATGAATCGGGACAGCGCGTTCCCCAGGGTGGCCTGCACCCCAGCCGGTTCAGCGCCCCACAGGCCGCCTGCCGCCCAGCGGGTCGCCTGCGCCACCTGCACCTCGGACGGCCCGTCAGCCAGGATGGCCGAGTAGGTGCCGCCGACGGCGTCGGCACGCAGCCGCTCATACCACTCCGCAGCACTGGACGCGGCTAGGTCGCCGTACTGGGCGGCGATGGCCGGCATCACCGCCAGAAGAGCATCACGCGCAGCCTCAGGGCTGGACAGGTCCAGGCGCCCAAACGCCGCCGACAAGGCCGCCAACGCCATCCGCGTGGCCTCATCCAGGCCGCGGGACAGGCGCTCTAGGTCAGCCCGCGTCGTCACCGCTGGTCACCTCGACCGGGGCCTCAGTGGGCTCCTGCGGCTCCTGCTCGGGCGGGGTGGGCGTGGACGCCAGCAGACGATCCAGCACCCCACCAGCCTGCGCCCGCTTGATCTGCGACCGAATCCTGACGATCTGCTCAGCACTGTACCCCAGTTCCTCCAGGGCCACGTCAGTCTGAGCGAGCTCCGGAATCGCGCTGATCTGCTTGACCACGGCGTCGGACTGGCTGACGACACTCGGCATGGCCGGGTTGCGCCACCTCGTGGCGAGATTCCGCACCTCGTCATCCATCTCAGTCACGGGGATACCGTCACGGAGGCAGATGGCGTCCTGCACGATCCGGTTCAGGCCGTAGCCGATAGATCGCGTCGTGTTCTGCGCCTCGATGACCAGGTCCTCCTTGGCGGCGTAGATCGCCTCAGCCGAGGACGGGTTGTCCTGGACGATGCCGAGCGCGGAGATCGGCAGTGACGTCGCCGAAGCGAACTCGGCCGCGAGCGCCCTCTTCATCGCCAAGAACGGCTCCATGCTCTGCTGCGGGATCACCTGGAGATCGGGCTTGTCCCCGTCCTCGTCCTTCGGCAGCGATTTGAGGCGCCCCATGTACCAGGACCAGAGCGGAACCTTCTCGCCCTGGGCGTCCTGGAACATCGTCTCATCCGCCCCCAGCAGCAGCAGCGCCGGAGCCGCGTACAGGTCGCTACTGACTTCGGTGCGGAAGCCTGCCCTGACGACGCGGTCCGTGATGGACATGACCTCGCGGCTGATACGCGACCGCCCAAACGGGCGGCCGAGCGCAGGTCGGTACGGCAGAGGCTCCATAGGGACGCGCCCCAGGGAGTGGTCCATCCTCGCGACGGCCACCCACCCCCGGTCACCCAGGGCCAGGCGAGTCACATGCTCAGCCGTCAGCAGCAGCATCGACGTCGGCTTGCCGTTGTCATCCGCAGAGTCCACCAGCAGGCCAGCCTCCAGGCCACGACGACGCACATCCCACAGGCCAGTAGCCCACAGAGCGTCAGCACCCGTCACAACCACGTCAGGGTCACCCGCAGCCGGATCACCCGGCAGGGCCACCACGAACGAGCAGCAGTAGGTGAGGGTCGCGTCCACAAGCTCGGGCACGAGCAGGTCGAACCTGTTCTCGTGCAGCAGCGACATGGCCCCTAGGGGGTCCTCCTCGCCTGACGGCGACGTGACCCCATCCCACATGCAGCGGGACGCCAGCGACGTGACCGCCTTATCCGGCCAGCCACAGACGATATCCAGTTGGTCCCGCATGTAGGGCGGCACCGAGGCACCCAGGAACGCCACGTTCACCTGCATGTCCCGGTACTGGCGGCGGAGAGCGTTTCGGGCGCGCTTGGCCTGCCACTGCTTGACCAGGCGGGCCATGAGGGCGGCGTCATCCTCAGCCAGGCCGACGACGTCGGTCGGCACCGGAGAGTAGTAGGCCCACTGGTCCATCACATCACCACCCCCACGCGGGCACCGGCCAGTTCGCGCGGCCTGCGCTTCGTTGTCTTCGTGGCCCAGTGGGCCAGTGTCAGTGCGTCCATCCCGGCTGAGGTCATCCCCTCCGGGGCGGTCCAGCCGAACCCGCCGGATGCGCCGATCTTCCGGCGGGAGATGACGGCGGCCTCAGCCTCAAGCTCGGCGTCGTCCGGGTGCGACAGGGTGCGGTCCCGGATCGCGGCGTCCATCATCGCGTGCGCGGCGATGACCTGATCCGTCGTCGGCGTCCAAATCACCTTCGGGCTGAATCCTGCGGCGCGGAGGCGGTCAACCAGGTCGCCCGCGCCGGACTTGCCGTCGACGACGATCTGCGCCCACCGGTCCCGGTGCTCGGTCAGGTAGTCCAGGATCCAGTGGACGCCCTCACCCATGTTGCGCACCCCCTGCGAGGTGCACAGCTGAGCATAGACAGCCTCACTCTTGCGCTCAGGCTTGCGGCCAGCGCGAGCCAGGGCCACCGTAGAGCCGTCCACCGAGAACCTCACGGCCGCGCACCAGCGCAGCCCGCTCGGGGCGTCGTCCACCGTCAGGGCGTTCCACGCCTCGCGGCCGATTGCCTGAGAGGCGACCTCCGGGTCCCAGATTCCCAGGCCCTCGCGACGGAACGACTCTGGCCCCAGTTGGCGCTTCATCCGCAGGATCGCCGACTCCGGCGTCCGATGCGGGAAACTCGGGTTCGCCTTCCGCCACTGCTTCCTGTCGTCCGGGTCCGCATCGTCATCCGCGCCGACCTCGACATACAGGCCATCACTCATCTCACCCGCGAGCGCTTGCTTCCTGAACGTCGTGAACGCCTCAGACGGGTCCGTCGGGCGCGGCGGCGTACCCAACCTCAGGATCAGTGGGTTCGGGGCGGTATTGACCGCGGGCACCATGTCATCCAGCGCCCGCTGGCCGAGGATCTGCGCCTCGTCAAAGACGATGATGTCGACGCCGGCGAAGCCACGGCCGAAGCCGCCCTCGCGGGCGCCGAACAGGATGCGGCTCCCGTTGGTGAACCGGATCTGCTGCTGGCCGTTCGCCTGCCTTGGTCGGCCGTCGATGTACGGGGCGATCTCCGGCTTCAGGGCGAGCCCCTGCATCGACGCGAACGTCTCATCCGCCGTCCTCGTGCGGTGTGCCGTCCAGAGGACGAAGAGCCCTTCGTTCAGGGTGCACAGGGCGAAGATCATCGCCCCGAAGGTAAAAGTTTTGCCCGCTTGACGGCAGATCGAGACCTGCACGCCGTCGATGCTGGCCGCGTAGAGCCCACTCTTCCGCTTCGCCAGGATCGCGCGCCCCAGCCCGTCCTGCCAGCGGTCGAAGGTCAGGCCGAAGCGCTTCGCCCGGTCGCGGACGGCCGGCCAGCCCGTGGACGTGATGCCCTCGGGCAGGATGAGGTGCTTGGCGATGTCGGACAGGCGCGGCTCAGATGTCCCCGAGCCCATCTTCGTCTTCCGTTGCCTCGGTCGCCGTCTGCCGCTCATGCTCCTCGCGAGCCAGGTCGATCTCCCGGATGGTCTTGTCCACCTCCAGGAGGCGACGGGATAGGGCGGCCAGGTCGCGGGCAGGGGTGCTCGGGTCATCAATAGACGCAGCGAGGCGACGGCGAAGCGTCACCATCACGTCCCTGCTGTCCCCGTGCTCCGTCGCATCCAAGACGCTCCCAGGGGCCTGAGGAGCCGTCTCGTCGTCCCTCACGGCACGGAGTCTCGCGGCACTCATAAGCACCCCCTTGGGAAAAAACAGTGGGGAGAGATGCCGCTATACCCACGGGGGGGCGAGAATGGCCGGGCGGGGGGTATGTCCCCCCTGTCCCGGTGTTTCTGCGGCTACTCTACCATGTTTCGTGGTCGGTTGTTGGTTTGATTCTGGCCGTTTGGTTGCGTTTGCGTTTCGGCGGCTTGGCTTTTCTGCCGTTTCCTTTGCGTTGGTTGCATTTTCGGCAGATGATTTGAATATTGTCTATTGAGTCGTTTCCGCCTCGACTGTGAGGCACGATGTGGTCGGCCTCAGGGCTACTAGGCAGTAGGCCAGCGTCCCAGGTGAGGTGGACGTGGCAGATGGGACAGTGCTCTAGTCCTGCTGCTCGCGCTGAGCGTTTGGCTGCCGCGGCGTTGTGGAGCCAGCGTGTGGTGCCGGTGCGTGAGGTGGTCACGTGTCCTCCTCGCGCGCGTGTGCGCACGCGGGCCGCGACGTGCTGCTGTGCACGTGCGGCCCGCGTCGCTTCTCCCCATTCCCTTCTCCCCAGAAGGGTAGGCAGTAGTGGAGCCCAGCGACCTTGTGGGTGGCTGGGCTCTGACACTTCGCCTATGTTCGTATGATGCGCGTTTCAGTAGCAGTGTGCAAGTGGGTGTGGCGTCTGGCGTGTTGCGGTTTGGTCACAGGGTTGGGGTGCTTCTGTCGTGGGGTACCCCTATTGCTGACGCCCCCACCCCTGCATTGTTGCCCCTGCCCCCTTGTTTGATGGGGGTGCCCCTTGCTTTGAAGGGGGTGGGGTGCTTGCGATAGGGCCCCACCTTTGTAGGTCCACCCCTCTTTGTTATGGCCTACCCCACTGTTTACATACACCCCCTAGGCTTGCGTGCATTCAGTATGTGGGCATACACTAGAGCCATCGGAACAACCAGAAAGGAACTCCCCGATGAACACCTCCCCCGCTAAGAACATCCTCTGGGAGATCAGCCAGGCCCTCGGCCACGAGTGCCAGGCCCTCACCTCCCCGCTCGACGGACACACCGAGGGTATCCGCCTCGGCAAGATCACCTACTACCTCGGCGACGACGCCGGAGAGGATGGCCTCGGGCCTCTCGACGGCTACACCTGGGCGGTCTACGAGACCGCTGAGGATGGCGTCACCGAACTGGTGCAGGACGGATGGGATGACAGGATCGACGTCCAGGCTGTCACCCAGATGCTCCGCCTCGCCAACGCCAACTGACCACCCACCTGCCCCCCCCCCGCCACCGCGGGAGCGGGGCGCGCCCGGCAGGGCTCGTGAGGTGATGAGCGCTGAGACGAAGCGGGATTTGGAGGAAGCGCTGGCCGCGCACCTGGCAGATGAGAAGCCTGGCGACATGCTGGGGTCCTGGCTGGTGCTGACGCAGGTGGAGTCGATGGACTACGTCGAGCGTGAGGTGGATGCCTATGAAGTTTTCATGAAGGGCAATACTTTCACCATGATAGGCATATGTGACGCCTGGAAGTATTCGCTCCTGGAGAGTCAGGGAGGATGTCGTGAGCACGAGTGAGCGGCCGAGTCTGCTGGAGCTGGATCGGCTGCGTTGTGAGGTGGAGGCGGTACGTGAGGCGCTGGAGGCTGTGGAGGCCGAGCGTCGGGCTGCGGCGGTGGCTGCGGTTCGGGCCGGGAAGGGCAAGCGTCCGGTGGCGATGGCTGCGGGGGTGACTCGGCAGACGTTGGATAAATGGCTGGGTGTGTGGCAGCGCACATCTTGATGGCTTGACCCCATTGGGTATGTAGGCATACACTTGAGCCATCGGGAACGAAGAAAGGAACCCCAAAATGATCATCCGCAAGGCCTTCAACACCATCAAGAACATCGACTACGCCGCCGCCGGCCAGATCAAGGTCACCGACCTCGTGGATGGCGCGATCGCCGTCCGCCCCCCCGGCCCGACCGCCCCCCCGCGGCCCACCCC